ATACAAGCTGGTGGAGGTAGAAAAATCATGAACATTGCGAACACAAAACCACAAACGAGGGATTGAAACATGAGTGAGAGAATGCTGTCAGCTATTAACGAGATCGAACAACGACTGGGAATACTCCTACGCGCCTTCCACAACACGCAGGATTGGTATGACGAAGGTGAAGAATACACGCCGACTGGCCAGACTTATACAGAGTGGGTTTTTGATGCTTTTGAGGATGCCAAGCGCATCGCCAAGAGCGAGTCCTAATTTGAGGAATCCGATCAATGAGCAAAGTACCATCAACCATTTGCGGAAGGATGTTTTGCCAAGGTCAAGAGGCTTTAAGATGCGTTGGACTATTAAAAAGAAAGAGCTGATTTATTTCAACGATTGGCATACGATCTTTGCCTGGGTTCCGCATTACGTCGGTAATGGAACATGGGCTTGGCTCGAAAAGATCGAACGTATCAGAAAGTATTATAAGCCTTCCGTTACTCACGTTGGATTTTGGGCGTGGAAATATCGAGTTAAGTCATGAACGACGACACCTGGATTTTCATTCTTGCCGATAGTTTTCATAAACAAGAAACAAATGAAGTATTATTTTATGGAAGATCCTAAATGATAGAGTATAAATATAATGAAGGTGAAATCCTGAAGCAGTTACAGGAATATATTGATGGCACTTACTCTCAGCATTATTCCGTAAACAAGTATCAGGCTACCGAGTTCATTATTGACGGTGGTCATGGTGAAGGTTTTTGTATTGGCAATATCATGAAATATGCCCAGCGTTATGGTAAAAAAGATGGATATAATCGTAAGGATCTTATGAAGATTATTCATTATACAATCATCGCTATGTATAACCATGATTTAAAACATGGAGAAAAAAATGGAAATATCCATTGACGTTGATGAACTGAGAAAAAGAAAAATTTTTGTCGCCACTCCGATGTATGGAGGAATGTGTGGTGGTCAATATACAAAGTCAACAGCAGATCTTGCTAGACTTTCACAGCATTATGGAATGGATGTAGAATTTTTCTATCTATTCAATGAGTCACTCATCACTCGTGCAAGAAACTATTGCGCTGATGAATTTATGCGCCAGGAAAAGTTCACTCATTTAATGTTCATTGACTCAGATATTGGTTTCAATCCCAATGATGTTTTGACACTTGCAGCATTGGCTAGTGAGGACAGCGATAAAGATATTATTTGTGGTCCATATCCAAAGAAATCAATCTCATGGGAAAAAATCAAAGTAGCTGTTGATAAGGGTTTTGCTGATGAAAATCCTCATAACCTTTCTCGGTTCGTTGGTGACTTTGTTTTCAATCCAGTAGAAGGTACCAATGAGATTCCATTGGGCGAACCAGTAGAGGTGCTTGAGGGTGGCACTGGTTTTATGATGATTCAACGAAAGACATTTGAGAAGTATGCAGAAGCATATCCTGAACTGATGTATAAACCAGATCATATTCGCTCTGATAATTTTGATGGCTCTCGTGAAATTATGTGTTACTTCGATGCACTAATTGATCCAAAGTCAAGACGATATTTGTCAGAAGATTATATGTTCTGTCAGTGGGCAAGAAAGATTGGATTAAAGGTTTGGATGTGCCCATGGATGCAATTGTCTCATATGGGTTCATATACATTTGGTGGTAGTTTGATGGATATTGCAAATATCGGCGCTGCTGCTACTGCTGATCCATCTCAAAAACTTAAATAATTTTTATTGACATAAGGAGTGAAATATAGTATTATTCGATACTAATGTTGAGTTAAGAACCATTTTTCGATATTTTTGCGAGGTTAATTATGAAAATTTCTGATAGTACAATTTCTGTTTTGAAGAACTTCTCTTCAATCAATCAAAACATTCTTGTGAACGAGGGTAGTACACTCAAGACTATCTCACCACAAAAGACCGTGATGGCAATCGCTGAAGTGAAAGACAAGTTTGATCGTTCATTTGCCATTTATGATCTCAATCAGTTTCTCAGCGCGGTAAGTCTTTTTGATAAACCAGATTATGAGTTTGAAGATAGTAGTGTTGTTGTTGCAAATGGTAAGTCTTCAATTCGTTATTTCTTTGCTGATAAGAATATGATTTCAACTCCGCCAGAGAAGGCAATCTCATTGCCTGATGTAAAGGTTGAGTTTGAACTTCCCAATGATGTCTTTAAGTCAACTATGCAAGCAGCCAGTGTATTGCAAGCACCACATTGGTCTGTTGTTGGTGATGGAAAGCAAATTGTTATTGAAGTTGGCGATTCAAAGAACAACACCTCTAATAAGTATAATGTTACTGTAGGGGAAACCAGTGAAGAATTTAATATGGTGTTCAAGGTTGAAAACCTAAAGATGATGGCAAACGATTATACTGTTCGGATCTCCTCTAAGGGAATCAGTCAGTTTTCAACAGAAAAGGGAGCACTTGAATACTACATCGCCACTGAATCCCGCTAATTGAAAGGTGCTTTATATTATGAATGAGAATGAATTGTGGGTAGAGCGATATCGTCCGTCTAAGATCGAAGATTGTATTCTTCCAACAGAACTCAAGACTACATTTGCTGAATTTGTAAAACAGAACTACGTACCAAATCTCCTATTGAGTGGTGGTCCTGGTGTTGGCAAAACAACAGTAGCTCGAGCTATGTTGGAAGAATGCGGATTTGATTATATCATTATCAATGGTTCGATGAAGGGTAATATCGACACATTGAGAAATGAAATTCAAAACTTTGCTTCCACTGTATCTCTTTCTGGTTCACGAAAATACGTAATCCTTGATGAGGCTGACTATCTCAATCCTCAGTCAACTCAGCCAGCATTGCGTAACTTCATGGAGGAGTTCAGTAAGAATTGTGGGTTTATTATGACCTGCAATTTTAAGAATAGAATTATTGAACCTCTTCATTCTCGCTGCTCTGTAATTGAATTTAAGATTGGTAACAAGGACAAGCCAGAAATTGCTTCACAGTTTATGAAGCGTGTGGAAACGGTTCTTAACCAAGAGCAGATTTCATTTGACAAGAAAGTAGTAGCAAATCTAATCATGAAACATTTTCCTGATTGGAGGAGAGTATTAAATGAATTGCAGCGGTACTCAGCTTCAGGGAGTATCGATACGGGCATTCTTGTCAATATGGATGATGATAATTACAAGACTCTTGTTTCCCATTTGAAAAATCGTAAATTCAATGATATGCGTAAGTGGGTTGGCAACAATGCTGATATTGAACCAACTGTGTTGTATAGAAAATTATATGACACATCATCTGAAATGATGGTTGAGAGATCAATTCCTCGTCTTGTTCTTTTGATTGCTGACTATTCGTATAAGTCAGCATTTGTTTCTGACCATGAAGTTAATCTTGTTGCTTGCCTGACGGAGATCATGGCTGATTGTGAGTTCAAATGAAAAAAGCATTAGTTCTTGGCAACGGAAAATCAAGGATTGGATTTCCAATTCCAAAGGGTGTATCAACATATGGTTGTAATGCAATCTATAGAGATATGAATGTTGATAATCTTGTTTCAGTAGATGTTGCTATGCAACACGAAATTTATAGATCAGAATATTGTAAAGATAATGTTTGTTTCTTTCCACAATGGGACATTCTCTCTTATGAACAAGCACAGGAAATCAAATCCCAACATCAAGGAGAAATTGATGAATGGGGGAATGAGAGTGAGAACTGTAGTATCTCTGGTAAAGGAAATACGCTATATGTTTCTTGGCTGTATGATGATTCTGTAATTACGATTGATCAATCATACATGTCAGCTGGGACAACAGCGTTGCAGTTAGCAATCAAACATGGATACACACAAATCTATCTAACTGGTTTTGATATTGAAAATTCTGATAATATCTACCTTGGCTCATTGAACTATGAAAATTCATCGCCAAACTTAGACTGGTATCAGGAGCATATGAAAACATATGTAGAGAACGAAAAGGTTTCTTTCTATCCTGTTGACTGTCTGATGCAAGAGATAATTTTACCAAACGTAAATCAAATTACAGTTGACACGTTCTTAGGCATGACAAAATGAATCCGTTTGATTATGTGAATGCAATCAACTCCGGCAAAGATATCATGACTGGAACTGAGAACGACCAACTTGCAGAGAAGGGATACAACCCATACATAACAAACCGACAGTTCTCTTATTTTGCTGAGACTGCTCTTGCAGCAAACGAAATGAACTTCAGACACCACCTAGACAATAAACTTCAATTCTCGTTTTATATAAATATTGTGCGTCCAAAGAAGCGTTATGCTAAATGGGCAAAAACAGAACATGACGATGATCTTGAGCTAGTAGCAGAGTATTTTGGTTATAGCTATGAAAAAACAAAACAGATCATGGATATATTGTCTGATGAACAATTCGATGAAATAAAAATAAAAATGCAAAAAGGTGGATTGAAAAAATGAGTTTTGACATAAACAACCTAGTCGAAGTGACTTTAAACAACGATGATGATTTTCTTAAAGTTCGAGAAACTCTAACTCGCATTGGCGTAGCTTCAAAAAAAGAAAAGATCCTGTATCAGTCTTGCCATATTCTCCATAAGCAAGGTCGTTACTTCATTGTCCATTTCAAAGAGCTCTTCGCTCTCGATGGAAAACCATCCAACATTTCAGAGTCTGATATTGCCCGAAGAAACACGATCACAAACCTACTGAAAGAGTGGGATCTCGTGAATATTGTTAGAAATGCGGAGACTGAAAATCCCATAGCACCAATCAGTCAAATCAAGGTGTTGCCTTTCAAGGATAAGGATGAATGGGAGTTGGTCGCAAAATACAATATTGGAAAACGCAAAAAAACCGCCTAACTTGTTGATTTTGTTAATAAAAAAAAGTTTTGTTTGTTTTCAATAACTTACCTAGAGTTTGGTCTAAGTTGTTGTTTTCAAACAAATCTTTTTTGTTGTCTTTTTAATCGAAATATGCTAGAATGTGTATATGATGATTAAGGAGACAGATAACATGTATACCGAAGCCCAAGAGCGCGAAGATCTCGCCCTCTACATCTATGAGGGTCACAAGGACGCTTTCGGCGTCAAGGGTCGCCACTACGACTTCGATGCTATGAGCCTCGAGGATCTGCGGTCCACAGCCGCCTACATCGAGCGGTCAATCGAGGAATCGATTGCTGCCGAACAGGCTGCTGAAGCTCAGGCTCTCGAAGAGTTTGAGCATTGCGTTGCCGAGACCATCCGCTACGGCGCTGGTGATCGGCGGACCGCTCTCCGTTGGATGACGCAGGGCG